TAGTCGCCTCATCATAGCAAGGCGAAAGCATCATGGATCGGTTCATCAATTCGGCGGTGGACTAACGGAAGTATGTGTTAGTTCGTAAGAACTTACTAACACTACTTCCGTAAAGGTTTCCAAGGGGTTAGGGCCTTTTGCATAATGCGTGGGGGTGGTATGCTATGCTGCATAATACGAAGGCATGGGGGCTAATTATTTAGATTACTAATTATGCAACTGCATAATTGTTGTGCAATCTCTGGAGCCTTCTCACAAAGTTTTGGAATAAAACTTTGCATAGTTTTTAGGCAAATGACTATGAAATAGTCATAAAATTAAATCTGCAAAGTTCTTACAATATATTACAAAGTAATTATTGTAAACCCCCACCAAAAAGTCACACGCTTGCATGCAATATATATATGCCCCTGACATATACAGACCAAAAATAAAAGGGGGTATATAATCAATATAAAATATACAACTTTGCCACTATGAAGATATAAAAAAACCACCCCTTTGTTTTATTTCACAAGGGGGTGGGGGTATAAAATATTAAAAAATTAACTAGGGTGTATAATCCCAAGATATGAGACAGCTTTGCCACTACTAAGTCTCAGTCTAAGTCTTAGTCTAAGATATATCTTTAGTATATTCTTTTATATATCTTTAGTATATCTTATAATTAGTCTTATACTTAGTCTTCTTCTTAGTCTTATACTCAGTCTTATAAGTAGTCCCTTCCGGCTTTCGATGCAAGTTTAACATATTTTTCTTGTCTTCGCAAGGGGAGTTGTGATAAAATAATAAAAAAGTTACTTTAATAAGGAAAATCAATGTCTTTAGTAATGAACAGTACACTTAACAAAGTACCAGAACAAGAAGAAATAACATTCAATACTCTTGTGTCTTTGAGGCAGCGTCTTAAAGAGTTGGCTGAAAGGCAGTGTAATGTTGACTTTTTGTCTTTTATAAGAAAGACAGCCCCTATGATTATTACAGACTTTCATATGGGACGCCACATAGAAGTCTTATCAGATAAGCTGCAACAGGTTGTAGAAGGCAAGATCAAGAGACTGATGGTCTTTCTTCCTCCTCGATCCAGTAAATCTGTTGTCTGTTCCAAGCTTTTTCCTGCATGGTATATAGGCCAGTACCCTAACCATGAGATTATGTCTATTAGTCACTCGGACCAACTGGCAAGTGACTTCGGTAGATCAGTACGAGACATTGTAGGTATGGATGACTTTCAGGGTATGTTTCCCGGCGTACAATTGAGGCAGGACGTTAGGGCTGCTGGTAAGTGGAAGACAGGACAGGGTGGAAGCTACTACGCTGCTGGTGTACGCTCTCAGATTGCAGGGCGAGGTGCACACATTGCCATTCTGGATGACGCCATGTCGGAAGAAGATGCCATCAGTTCAGCAGGAAGAAAGTACATCAAGGAATGGTGGCCTTCAGGTCTGCGTACTCGTTTGATGCCTAATGGGGCAATTATTATTATTAATACCCGGTATCACTACGATGACCTGTGTGGCTGGCTTCTCAAGCAGGAAGAGAAGATGGATATTCCATTCAAGGAAAGGTGGCATGTAATTTCAATTCCTGCGTGGCTGGATGAAAGATCTTCCAAGCTTCTAGGGCTACCTGAAGGTTCCAGTTATTTCCCAGAGTGGAAGCCAGATGAAGTACTGAGATTGGACGAGCAGGAGATTCGTGCTACCAACGGAAGCAAGTACTGGGAAAGCCTGTACATGCAGAATCCTACACCAGATGAGGGTGGGCTGATCAAGAAGGATTGGCTACAGCTTTGGCAGTACGACGAGCCACCCAACTGTGATTTTATTATTCAGACTTACGATACGGCCTTTTCAACAAAGAATACTGCTGACTACAGTGTAATTCAAACTTGGGGTATTTTCAGGAATATAGAACAGGATGAACTGTCAGGCAGAGAACAGGTTGCCAGCCATCTGATTCTGCTAGGGAATGTAAAGGGAAGGTATGAATATCCAGAATTACGTAGAATGGCACAGCAGGAGTTTCAAAAGCATAGGCCAGATATTTGTGTAGTTGAAAAGAAAGCCAGTGGTCAGTCCTTGATTCAGGATATGAGAAGGGCTGGTCTGCCAGTATTGGAATATACACCAGACAAGGACAAGGTAAGTCGTGTCTATGCTGTAACACCAATGCTGGAATCTGGTAGAGTATGGCTACCAAAGTACAAGGAATGGGCTAAGGATCTGCTAGATGAAATGACTACATTTCCTTATGCTCCTCACGATGACCAAGTTGACGCAGCGACAATGGCAATCCATTATGTGAAAGAAAGTTGGAGGTTGCTACACCCGGAAGATCCAGATTGGGAAGACGACCAGAATCATAGAAAGCATAAGAGGGTTGGATATTGGAAAGTATAGTGGTATAATTAATATAAATATTTCCTTACAGTGAGAGAAGAAGGGTAATTAAATATAATGGCAACAGAACGTAATCCTTTTGACCCAATTCCTATGGCTGAACTTTCAATTGAAATTCAGCAGGAAACTCCTATGGAAGATGGCAGCACAGCATCTATGGAATATGATCCAGAAGATGGTGGTGTAGTTGTAGAATTTAAGCCACCAGAGGATGACAGGGCAAAAGAACAGATTGAAGAAACAGAAGAAGAGTTCTATCGTAACTTGGTTGACGATATGGACGAAGATCTTCTTGACGATATTGCCGAACAAGTTTATGACAATTTTACTACAGACAAGGATTCTCGTTCAGAATGGGAGTCAATGTTTGAACGTGGCTTTGATCTGCTAGGTCTAAAGCTGGAAGAGGCATCAGAACCTTTTGAGGGTGCCTGTACTGCCGTCCACCCAATTATGATTGAATCAGCAGTCAAGTTTCAGTCTAAAGCAATTCAGGAACTATTCCCACCTTCAGGCCCAGTCAAGTCTCAGATTATTGGTGATGTAACAGAAGAAAAGCAGAACCAAGCAAATCGCATTAAGCAGTTTATGAATTATCAGCTAACTGACCTGATGCCAGAATACTTTGATGAATTTGAACGTATGCTGTTCCATCTCCCACTGATTGGTTCAGCGTTCAAGAAAACTTATTTTGATGCGGGGCTAAATCGTCCTGTAAGTGAATTTGTACCCATTGATCAGTTTTATGTTAACTACTATGCAACCGATCTGCGTAGGGCAGACCGTTACACTCATGTAATCTATCGTAGTCCCGTAGAAATGCAGCGTGACATCCTTTCTGGCATGTACGCTGACATTGAACTACCCGAAGCAACAGTGCCAACTCAAACTCCTATGGCACAAAAAATGGATACGATTCTGGGTCTTTCCCCTTCTTCTCAGAACGACCCACAGTATGTTCTACTAGAGCAGCATTGCTATCTAGATCTACCAGAACAATTTGCAGAGGGTGACGGTCTGTCCCTACCGTACATTGTAACAGTTGAACAGACAAGTCGTAAGGTTCTGTCTATTCGTAGAAACTACAGCAAGGAAGATAAACGTAGAGAAAAGAAAATCTTCTTTACTCACTATCGCTTTGTACCCGGCTTCGGTTTCTATGGTCTAGGCTTGATCCACTTCCTTGGTAATCTCACCATGACTGCAACTGCTGCCATGCGTAGTCTTGTGGATGCAGGGCAGTTTGCCAATCTACCGGGTGGTTTTAAGGCTAAGTGTACACGCATTGTCGGTGACAACGATCCAATCTCACCGGGTGAGTGGAAAGAAGTTGAAGCTGTAGGTAATGATCTGTCTCGTATGATCATTCCTCTTCCATACAAGGAACCCTCACAGGTTCTGTTCCAGATGCTAGGTTTTATTACTCAGACAGCCCAGAAGTTTGCAGACAGTACAGAACAGGTTGTAGCTGATGCTGCAAGCTATGGTCCTGTAGGAACTACAATGGCTCTCTTGGAAGCTTCAAGCAAGTTTTTCTCCGCCATTCATAAACGGCTACACAAGTCACAAAAGGACGAACTGAAACTTCTGGCTCGTATTAACTACGAGTATCTTCCAGAAGAGTCAATGTGTGACATTCCAGATCATACACTAAAGATTTACAAGTCTGACTTTGATGGTAGGATTGATGTCATTCCAGTTTCAGATCCAAATATTCCGTCTTCCGCTCATCGCATGATGATGGCACAGATGGCTCTGCAACTTTCTCAGGCGTCACCTCCCGGCATGTTCAACGTAGAGGAACTTAACCGCACAATTCTTACAGCGGCTAACATTCCTAACTTGGATAAGATTATGCCTCGTAAACCTGAACCTGTTCCTCTAGATCCAATCTCGGATATTGCAGCAGCAGTTAAAGGGCTACCAATTAAAGCTTTCGTAGGTCAGAACCATGATGCTCACATTCAGGCAAAGATGGCTTATCTACAAGATCCTATGAATGGTGGTAATCCACTTATGCAGCGTATTGCTCCTGTACTTCAAGCTAACATGCAGGAACATATGCTAATGAAGTATCAGGAACAGGTCAATGGTGTAGCACAGCAGATGATTCAGCAGTACGGTGCACAAGCTGCACAGGCTGGCATTGATCCCAACGATCCTCGCGTTATGGAGATGGTCATGGCTCAAGCTGCACAGCAAGTCACTCAGGCTAATGCAGCAATGGCTCAGATGCAGCAGATGCAGACACCAGAGGCTCAGATGGTTGCTCTTGAAGGTCAGCGTCTACAAGTTGAGCAGCAAAAGGTTCAGGCACAGATTGCCAAGGAATCGGTTGATGCAGCTATGAAGAATCGTGAACTTGATCTGAAGGAAGCCTCTCTAAAAGTTGACATGATCAAGGAAGGCATCAGAACTTCTAGTAGTTCAAAAGAAAAAGAAAAAGATAGAAACAATAAGAAGGCAATTGCAGCTTTGGATGCCATTATGGATCTTCTCAAGACAGAACAGATCAATGACAATTCTAAGGCTCTAAAAGCTGCCGACCTGATTAGTGAAATGGTAAAGGAGCAGAATAGCAGTGGCAACAATATGGCAGGAAATTAATAAAAAATTAGAACAACAAGTAGAAGAATTAAAAAA